AGCAAATGGAAACACCACGTCTCACATAATCACCATCTTTAATCAAACAGACTGTAACAATAGGTCTATTATTTTCATCCCTAAAATAATAATAGATTTCCTTTTTCATGAGAACATCTCCTTTATTATTTTCGTAGTTATTTTTTGATTGCATACTGGACATATTTTATGCTCCATCAACAACTCTTCATATTGTTTCTTTGCGTCTTTTATCTGCCGTTCCTTTTCGTTTATTGAAAAAGTGACACTCTGATATGTCTCTAGTAGTTTTAACGCGGTTTCTGTGCTTTTAACGCAGTCAGAAAGCTCTTTGAGAAGACTATTTATCTCTTCATAGAGAGGCTTCACTAAAAGCCAAGATTCCTCACTGACGATTGATGAATTGACATCCTTTAAAGATTTTACAATATTTCCTATTTTCTCTGATTCTTCAGCACAATCATTGTATTGCCCGCAAAGAGAAATAATTTCCTCAGCTTCAGATTTGAGATTGATTAAAGGTGTAAGCTTATTCTTTTCTTCCTTTATTTTGGACAATGAATCAACGATTGTTTGTGCAAGATTTATTCTTGCATCCAAAGAATTGAACTCATTTACAAGAGTTTCTAGTTCTTCAATCTCCTTTTCCGCTTCATCAAGATAGCTCAGGCACTCTAGAGATTCATGAAGATTGGTAATTTCGGAATCTAAAGTTTGAATATCTCTCTTAGTGCTATTAGCCTTTGAATTGAGATTCTTGTAAATTTTATCAATGATGTCCAATCCAACTATCTCGTTCAGCTTTCTAGCAACTTCACCTGGAGAATCGGTGAGAAGAAAATAGGAATCATGCTGAGTCTGAATATTAATGTCTGATAAATTTAACTCTTTGGTGATTTCTTCTGGAACGTCTGTCTTTATCGCTTCAAAAGTCGTCCCGTTAAGTTTGTAAGAGCTTTTGCCTTTTACCCTCTGCTTAATGACGCTATCAATTTTCACAACAACGGGATCATCTTCTTTAGAATCCCAATTTTTTACATCATCACCAGAAGGTCTGTTCTTTCTTACCCACTCCTCTGCTCTAAAGATAGAGGATTTACCTGCATCACTAGAACCAGTAATCACATTAAATCCTTCACAGAATTCAATGAAGGAATCCTTATGAGCCTGAAAGTTTTTAAGGTGAATTGAAGGAATCACTTCTTGATTATCTCCTCAAAACAATCGAATTTTTCTAAAATAATGGCTTCAAGTAAAAAAAGATAGTTGTGATTGTCATTCATTTTTTCTTCTAAAAGATCAAGGTCTATTCCTTCTGTTGGCAAATCATCAATCATATCTAGAATGGATACTAAGTGCTTAACCCACATACCTAATAAAGCTCTTTCTGGAGCTTCTCTTTTTAATTCTGCCGCTCTTTTAAAATTGTGAAGCTTATCATTGTTCCTTGAGTATTCTTCATCTTTGGTTCCATACATCAAGGATGTGCATTTTTTAACCCTTCTATCCACAACCTTTTTGAAGTCATCAAGTTTCATTGAAGTTTCAACCTTTCTTTGTAAATATCTATGTCCTTCATTATAGAAGAAAATCCAAATCTTTTGCATACAGACATAAATCCTAAAAGACTAAGATAGTCTTCTACAATCACTGATTGGGGAGTGTTTTTGTAAGGCAGATTGATAAGATCGTAATTCCTTGCAATGATCTTCTGACCTTCCTCAGAAACAATCTTCTTATAAGCCTTTGTTTTATGATCAAGTTGTCCAAGAATGTATTTGATTGCTGTTTTCTCTCCGACTCCTTCAATGCCCTTAATATTATCTGACGAACATCCTGCCATGGATTTAACTAATGACCATGAATCGTGTGTTATTCCATAATCCTTTTCAAAATAGTGATAGTCATATTCCTTCTTGGAGTGAAGATTGTACATTTTCACTCCTTCATAAAGAAGCTGAAATAAATCCTCATCCGAAGATGCAATGACAAACTCCATTTCAGGGTAGCCAAAAACTATCTCCGCAAGAATATCATCCGATTCGTAGCCCTCATAAGTAAAGATGTTTTTAAATCCAATTTCAGGCAGCATTCTAGTCTTTATAGTTTCAAATTGCTCAAAGATTTGAGGGTCTATTTCGGTAGTCTTTCTTTTTTGTTTATACTCCGGATATACTTGTTTTCTAAGAGACTTTCTGGAATCCCAACAAAAAGCAAATTCATTGGTGTTGTATAATTTGCTGAGTTTCAGAATTTCTCTGAGAAATCCAAATATAATCCCCACTTTTCTTTCTTCATAAGAAAGCTTATCACCAATGGCATAAGCTTCCCTATAACAGATTGCGTTGGAATCAATCAGTATCATCATCCATTTCCCATTGATATTTGGGCGGCCGATCAGTAGCTATGCTTTCTTCCACTTCTTTCCAACATTCTTCGGTGATTTCAATTAGCTTATTTCTTCTCTCTTTATTTTCCTCAATGTAAGGAATCAAAATCTTTTCTGTGCCATTAATGAAATCACCGTGAGTGTTGATAGTTTGCTTTTCCTTTGTCCATCTTTTTTCTTCGATGAGAAAGTCGATACAAGAAACAACATCATCAATCCCATAATCATAATAAACGGGGAAGCCTATAACTCTTTCTTTTCCGGTAAGCTTATTCTTGCTGACTTTTATTTTGACATTTACTCCGACATTTCTTTCTTTTCTTTTGATGTGGCTTTCCACAGACATCCAAAGTTCGTGTGTGCAGAAGAACTTTAAAGCCTTTCCACCTGATCTAGTCTTTTTGTTCCCAAACTTTACCCCTATATTATCTCTAGTTTGAGAAATAATGATCACGGCGGAATTTGTGTTCTTCACACCTTGAGCTATCTTTGGAAGAGTTTCACTTATCAACTTAGGTTTTGATCCGCCATAAGAACCTTCTCTTACATCCCGTGTGTAATCATCTTCTGCTCTAATAGCATCAAGGGAATCTAATCCATAGATGAATGGTTTCTTCCCCTTTGTTTTCTTCAGAAGATTATCATGAAAATCCTCCACTGAAGAAGAGGTAATATCTCTTCCTATTCTATCCTCAACTTTTTTGCCAAAAAGTTTTTCTATGTCGAATTCTAGAGCAACTTCTGGTTCGTCATAGATGAATTCATGTTCATCAAAGTTTTTATTATAGGTCATTTCAGCAAATGTGGAAAGGAGAAGCAGGGTTTTACCTGCGGAACTATCTCCAATAATGTTAGCCATAGTCCCAAGATAAAACCCTCCCTTTGCACTATCCGACAACGCAAGATTGAGTAAAGTGGAGCCTGTAGGAATGAGACGATTTGGATCGAGTACCCCAATTCTCTCTTCTACCAAATCTTCTCTATCCTCGCTAATAGCTTGCTCCACTTCACTCACATCTTGTTTTCTGCTAATTCTACTCATCTACGCGACCTTCTCGACCTCTGAGTTCCTTCAGGTTCTTTTTCTGGCTCAGGTTCTGGTTCCTCTTTCTTTCCTAATTCTCTGTTGGCAAGCTTGCAATCCCTTCTAGAATCGCAATCGTCGCACTCGTTCTTTTCGTCATAGTCAACCCCAAACTCGTAATTATAAGGACAATCATTAGGATCATCAACATCTGGAGGTTCTTCTTTCTGAGGTTCTTCTTTCTTAGTTTTTTCAGGCTTCGATTCTTCCTTTGTAGAAGTTCCAAAATATGCAGATTTCACCTCATCATACGTAGGAACATGAAGCAACATATCAAGCTGATATGCCTCATCAAGAAGTTCATCAGAAATGGGTTCTTCTCTTTCTTCAAAATCAATATTCAAATACTCTGTGTTTGTCGGACCCATTCCTTTTCGTTTAAAAGAAACAAGCTTTCCGTCATCAGGGGAAGCGAAGTACACCTTCCCGCCCTTCTTCTCTTCTGCTCTTTCTACTAGCAATCTCTCAAAACTGTGATAAGGAGCATCCCAAATCTGAATCCCTTTATCCTTTTCTTTGTTATTGTCCAGAACTTCAATGTTGTAAATTACACGGTGTCTTGCGTTGAGGGCTTTAACTTCTGCATCAGGAGCATCATTCTTTTTCAGTCTAGCCTGCTCCTCACAAAGGGGACAAGCTCTGTCATATGTGAGATTCAAACAGATGTAGGAGTTCTCATTAGGACCAATCTTATCATGTCGCCAGACATCAACCATGTAAGCTCCAGCGCCTTCCTTCTTAGTTGGATGCTGAGAACCAGCCGTAAATGGAATGATATTCAATTCATGCTTTGCTTCACCACACTTCCAAAACTTATCTATCGGAGCTTCTTCATTAAAGATAGTTTTAAACTTCCCACCTACATCTCTTCGTGCAAAGCTATCCTCCTGCTGCTTCTTTATTTCTTCACGATACTGCTTTCGTCTTTCTGCTGCTGATAAAGCCATATTATTTCTTCCTTTCTTCTAAATATTCGTCTTTTACTTCCCACCATGATCTAAAGACGGCTCTTGAAACCATCCTTACTATCACATGAAATCCCACAACTACTACAAAAATAAGCAATAAATCTTTAACCGAAAAATACTCACTCATTTCCTTCTTCTCTTTAGGTCTTCATCTATTTGTTTCTCCTGGTCAAGTTGTGCTTTGTTCAAAGCTTCATTGTAAAATTCTCCACTCCTCGATCTAGCAGAGAAATACCCATTCCTGAAAAGCTCTGTCAGATTCTCTAAAGATCCCCTGACATGATGAAGAGTTTCTTTTGCTGCCGAAAAAATATTTACTTCATACTGTGCTTCCAAAAGTTCTTCATTGATCTTTCTAACCTTTTTATGAAGAGTTATTTGGTTTGATACCCACGCTTCTGTAGGTGATTTTTCAGAAGACCATCCAAACTTCTCCGGAAGTTCCCTGATTTCTTCATCCGCTTCTGCTCTCGCAACAGATAACTTCTCCTTCAGATGATCTCTTCGATTGACAGAATTAACCCATTTTGTAGCCCACTCATCGTATAAAGAAGGCAGCTTCAAAGCTATTTTATCAAGATTGGTAATGTCTAACTTTATGTCGTCTTTGAAAGCCATTCGTTTTCCTTTTTCTTATTATAACATTTTACTGATGAAATTTTGCAGAAGCCAGATAAAACATATTGGTAATTCCTGCTTTGCCAGAACTGTAAGTATTCTCACCAAACAAATCAATAAGTTCTGAAGCTCTATCATTTGTTTTGCTATTCAAAAGGACAGAATT